TGGCTGATGTATTTAAAAGGTTTACACAAAAAGCAGCTAACACCGCAGCTATAACAATTTTTACAGTCCCTGTTGCAAATGTGGCAGCAACTCCTCCAACACCTGTTTCAACCTTTATAGTTCAAACGATAGTTCTTCATAATGATTCAGGATCAGGCACTGTTAACGCAAAAATAACACATAATAATGGCTCTACTGACGTAGAAGTTAACAACATTGATGTAGCTCACGGAACTACTCAACAACTTAATGGACCTTTTGTGTATGAGGGTGGAGACTCTTTAAAAATTCAAGCGTCTTCAACAGACCTCACCTCTGATGTATCTGTATTAGAGATCAAGCAACAGCAATAAACCTGTTGATTTCCTAGCTTTCTACCTATAAAAATAGAGTATGGCAAAGATTGTAGATGAGCCAAAGATTTTGCGTTATGACGTGATTAATGGCGAAAAAATTCCTGTGTATAGTGCAAAAGTAGAGACAACTGTCACTAATACTAAAACAGGTCAAGAGTATAATTCACACGAGGAATGTCAGGCAGATATTGACAATCCAGAAACAGAAACAAAAGAAGCAGATATTAGAAGAGATGTTCACGTAACAGCTCCGAATGTATTTGCAGGGGCACACACCCTCCCTGAGTAAAGGAATAAAATGCAAGAAAAGGAGTACGCACAAGTTTATGAATTAGGTCTCGGATCGTTGGTAGGTGACTTCTTTCAAAATGTTAAGGACACTGTAACAGGTGTTGCTAGAGCTGTAGCTCCTATTGCTCCCTTTGTTTTACCTTTTGTAGCTCCTTATTTAGCTAGCACAGGAATAGGAAGTTTATTGGGTGGTGGTGTTGGTAAATTTCTTACAAGTAAATTAGGTCAATCAGCAATAGGTGCAGGTATTCAAGGATTAGCAGGAAAAAAACCTGCTGACATAGCAAAAAATTTAGCTCTTCAAGTTGCCACCACAGGTATTCGAGGAGCTTTAAGTGGTGGTGAAGGAACCATGGGTCAAAAATTCATGAGTGGTGTGACAGGAAGAGATTTACCTAGTGCAAAAACAATTACAAATTCTAAAATTTATGATCCAGTTTCTAATGCTTTAAGAGATACAGTGACTCCTCCACCAGCGCCTGAACCTAGTTTTATGGATAGATTAACTAAAAGTTTAGGTAAAACTTTTGATCCTAGTCAGAGAACACAAAATCCAAAATTTCAACAGTTAAAGTTATTAGGAGTTCCTGAAGAAAAAATAATTGCTTCTGGAATATCTCCAGACGCCTCTTTCACATATCAATATGGTCCTTCATTACAAGCAGGCTTATATGCTCTTCCTGCAGCTGAACAGATATACAACCAATACATAAATCCTCCTGAAGAAGAAGAAGAAGCGTCTGAAAACCTATATGCAATGGACCCTTCTCAATATCAAATCGGTTCTATTACAGGATACAATCCTGATGGTTATTTTATGGCAGCAGAAGGTGGTGAAGTGACAGGTTTTGCAGAAGGCAGTGGACAACAAATAGAACACCCTGATGGTAAAGTAAAAGAACATCCTAAACGTATTGGAGAAATTGTAGGTCCTGGGACAGGAACATCAGATGATATTCCTGCGATGTTAAGTGATGGTGAATTTGTAATGACTGCTCAAGCTGTTCGAAACGCGGGTGGTGGATCGCGAAAAGTGGGAGCAAAAAACATGTATAAAATGATGAAAAGTTTAGAAAACGGTGGTAGTTTATCACAACAAAGCATAGGTATGGCATAATGGTAACAACAGAACAAATTGTAAGAGAAGCAGCTGAAGTAGAAGCTAGGAAACTAGGGCTTTTAGACACTGCAAAAAATTTAGCTTCAACTCCTGTTGGTGGATTTCGTTACGATGATCTTGGCAATCCTATATTAGAAAATGTAATTGATCCTGTAACAGGTCTTCCTGTAAAAGATGAGCAAGGTAATATTGTTCAACGTCCTGTTAGAGCAGGATTACCTGGACAACAAATAGCTGGATTATCTCCTCAACAACAAAGAGCGCTTCAAGTGGGAGAAGCAGGTGTAGGGTCCTTTGAACCTTTTTTAGCTAGTGCTCTTCAATCACAAGCCGCGGGCCTCGGAACGTTAGGTCAAGCAGCAAGTGCCTATACAGATATTGGTAAAGCTCCAACTATGGAACAGCTTCAACCTTTTATGAACCCCTATCAACAATCAGTTCAAGATGAAATTAATCGTGCTTATAATATTGCAGAGCAAGGTGCTGCTGCTCAAGCGATTGATGCAGGTGCTTTTGGTGGTGGTAGAGAAGGTATTCAAAGAGCAGAATTAGAACGTAATCGTGCTTCAGCATTAGCTCAAGCTCAAGCTCAATCTTTTTTAAATGCACAACAACAATTTGGAGCAAGACAACAAAGCTCAGCTGCAGGGTTAGGAGCGTTAGCTCCTCAATATGGAACAATAGCAGGACAACAAGCAGGATTGGGTCAAATTGGTCAAGCATCGACAGGTCAAGATATTAACACCTTATTAGGCCTAGGTGGACTAACACAACAGTTTGGATCGACAGATCCCACAGGAACATTTACTCCAGGTCAAGCTCAGTTAGACGCATTAAGAGCTAATCAAGTACAAAATTTATATGAGCCTTATCAACGATTAGGTTTCTTATCTGATATTTATCAGGGAGCACCAACATCACAACAAACAATTCAAACATCGACTGCACCTAGCACTCAAGGATCTCCTCTAGCACAGATTGCAGGTTATGGTATCGCAGGCCTTGGAGCGTTAGGTCAGTATAATGCTCTCAGCAATATGGGTGGAGGATTATTTTAATGATGAATCAAGTTATGCAACGACCTATGTTTAGACAACAGGGAAGCCCTATGGGTGGTGAACAAGCTTTTATGCAATATTTACAAACGACCTTGTCTCCTGAACAATTACAATCCTTAATGCAAGACCCTAATAGAGATCAGATTATAGGTCAGCTATATCAAAAATTTATGTCTGAACAACAGGCTCCCTCTAGCCCTATGGTAATGAGACAAACAGGTTCTCCTGAGATGGGTGAGAGAAGTTCTACTTTTGTTCCTCCTTTTTTGAAATTTGATATTTTAGACAAGTTAGGAGTCATTAGTAATAAAAGTTTAAATAGAGAAGTACCTGATAAAGATTATAAAATTAATCTTGATGATGCGATGACCAATCCTCAGTTATTAGACACTGTTTTTGAAATGATAACAAATTCTACTGATTTTGACTTTGATGCGTTTATGAATATGGGTAGTGATCAACAAGGTGATTATTTAAAAACTATTAAAGGGAGACTTATTTTTGACAATCGTGAAGTACCAATGGGTAATAAAGTTGGAGAAAAAAAATTAAATGATTTTAATGAAGTAGGTGAAACTGAATCTACCAGAAATCCAGGATTTCCTGTATTTAAGTATCCAGATGATTTAGGCAATTCAAACGTTGGCCCTATAGGACCTGAAAAAGTAGACATAAGACCTTTTTATGATAAAGACGGAGCTTTAACTTTTTCAACAGATCAAATGGGTATGTTTCAAGCTAATCAGCCAGGAGGTATAGCTGTTAAAAGAGCAGAAGGTGGTGAAATGAAGTCTGATGCTGTTGGCATTGCTGATGGATTAGATCAAGAAGAACCGATGACCGCGGACCGTGATCCGTCTCAAGAGGGTATCGCTAAAGTTTCTCCTGAGCAATATGTTCAATTAATGAACGAGGTTCGTGGTGACGAAGTTCCTATGGAAGGAAGAGTTCAAGAACTAGCAAGCGTTGTTGGTGAAAAAGATGCTACTGACACACCTTTATCTGTACTAGCTTTAGTGCAACCAGTGTTTGAATTACAAGAACAAAAACAACAAGGTATTGCTAACGCTCCTCAAGGACAAGAAATGATGGCCCAAGGACCTATACCTTCTCAGGGACCGATGCCTATGGCTAACGGTGGTATTGTACATTTGGCTAATGGACCTGGAGAAGACGGTGTTTATTCAGGAATGGTTGGTCCTCTTTCTTTAGATCAAATACAAAATCTTGGTCTTTACACTAAACCTCAAATGTCTGATTTAGGAGTAGCTTCTTATACAGCTGGAGCAGGAGATGTGTTGGAGTCAGGCTCACCTGAGGCAATTCTTACTCAATTATCAGGAATGGTAGAAGAACCTAAAACTTTTGCTGAAATACTAGCAGAAAAACAAGGAACAATAGGTGGGTTAGGATTATTTGAAGGTCAAAAAGATGCTTTAAAACTACCTTTTTTATCGCAAGTAACTAACCTTGGATTAGATATTGCAAAAGGCGAAGATGTTATTGAGTCAGCATTGAATAGATTTAATCAAGCTACAAACTCTGCTCTACCTATGGCATTGAAAATAAAACAACAAGAGAAACAACTACCTTTACAGTTAGCTTTAAGTGAATATTCAACTCAAAAATCTGATGCCAAAGATATGAAAAAATTTGTTTTAGGTAAGAGTTTTGATTTAGCATTAGCAAATCAAAAAAATCAAGGTGTAGGAACCATAGGAGTCGTAGGAACTAATAATGAAGTTATAGATAATGCTTTTGGAGAAGGTGTGTCTCAATCTCTTCCAGTCGGAACCATCGTTCAAAAAAATACTTCAGGAGTGATGTCCGTTATTAAGCCTGATAAGTTCAAAGCTGAAAATTTAATAACCGTAACAGGAACCTATGTAACCAATAAGCTTGATGAAAATGGTAGACCTATAGTAGAAAACATAAACACTGTGATTGATCTAAGCACTGAAACTGGAAAAGCTGAATTTGATATGTTAAAACAAGCTTCTCAATTAGACGCATCACAACTTATATTTAAAACTTTTTTTGAGATGCAACCTACAAATATAATACAAATGCCTGATCCCATTTTAAATGAAGCACAAGGTGGTGAAATAGTAAAAAGAAGCAACGGAACTGATGATAATCCCATAGGTGGTGAAGTAGCAACAAGTGATGGACTTACTGACATAATGTCTAACGAAGCTTTTGCAGACTTAAAAATAGATCCTTTTGCAGCAGGACCTGGAAAAATAGATATAACTAAGTTGGATGGATCCAATAGAATATTAGGTCTTAGACACAATACAGGTTATGAAACACTTGCAGCGATAGAAGATTTAGTTTTAAGAACTTACACACAACCTCAAACAGTGGGTGTTTTAGGTGGAACATTAAGAGGAATTGCTAACATATCTAATACCGTAGATGAACTTTTATCTCAATTAATTGGAAAAGGATTACCTGAATCATTCGTCTACAATAATCCTGAACTTCAACAAACTTTAGAAGACATGATGAAAATTCCTAAATTAATAGCTGAAGTGGAAGCAGGAGCTTCTAGATATAGAGCCACATCAAAAGACATAGATAAAATAGCTAAAGAAAGATTAGATTATGGAGCACTAAGTTCAGCTTCTAGTATTAGAAAAAGTTTAATGGCTGTTCATAAATCAATTTTTGATAAAATGAACACATACAGAGATAGTTTAGGTCAAGGATCGTTAGAGTATAAAGAGCCTGAAATATTTAATGAAGAATATGGATCTACCTTAGAGCCTAAAGAGCCTCTTAAACTCCCTTCAAAAGAAGACTTTAGTGTAGATAATTTACAAAGCACTTTATTAGAAGCTCTTCCTAACATTGATGTAAAAAAATATCCTCAACTATTAACTGATCCTATTTTTACAGGGGCCATTTATTCTATTAGTCAAGGAGCTACTGTTGAAGATATTAAACCAAAATTTTTAGAATTATTTAACGAGAAATACGGAACAGGAGAATAGTCCCATGGTGGAAAATAATCCCTATGCAGAGTTTATCCCTACAAAAACAGATGAAATAGGAGGGTTAGGATTAGAAGACAATCCCTATGCAGAGTTTATTCCTGTTGATGAATCTGGTTTTCAAGGAACTAGACTAATAGAGGGAGTGGTTCCAGCTTTAAATTTTCCTAGTTTTACGCAACCAGTTTACTTGGATATTGACGATAAAGACGGTCAAAAAATAATTTATATGGGTGATTCTCCTTTCAAGGAAGATTATTCTCCAATTGAAAATGAAAATGAAAAATCTTTTTTTTTAGAAAGTTTTTTAGGATTTGACGTAAGAGAGCAAGTCTCTAGTGAGAAAAAAAAGGAGTATGATACCTACATTCAAGGCTTAGTAGATGAAGTAGGGTTGGAGGCATACTTTCCAAAAGAGGTAGCAACTATTACAGGATCAATATCAGGTCCTTTAATTTTAAATTATTTTGCAAAAAATCCTGACAAAATTCCAAAAACAGGATCAGGTGCAGTGGCTTTTAAAACAGTTTTTCAAAAATTATGGGATTTTCAAAAAGCAACCATTGATAAACTTCCTATTCCTGAGAAATATAAAAAACCAGTTAAAAAAAGATATATATTAGGTGCTATTGCAGCAGCAACACTAGCTGGCACAGGTGGCTTTGCTTATGATACCTACAGCGATTATTTAGATGGAGATGAAGAAACAATAGACGAAATTATAGCGAAGCTTCCTGAGAATTTAAAAACAGAAGGTATGAACGAATTAATTGGTTTAGGAATTTTAAAAACTCTTGGAGTGGGTAAGAATAATATAATTTTAGCTAATGACGCTGTTAAAAAAAAATTAAAAGATTTTTATGAAGTAGGAGTAAAACCAATTTTAGCAGATGTTGCTGAAGAGTCAGGTACATATGCACAAGCTTTTTTAAAGTCTTTTGGTAGGCTACCTTTAGTTGCTGACAGAGCAGGAGCATTTATTAAAGAACAAGGACCTATTATTAAAGATAAGATAGACAAGATGATCAGTGCTTTTGCGCCTAGGTCAGGTAAAGACGCTACAACTACTTTTTTAGAATCAATGCTTAAAGGTAGAGCTGAGTGGAAAGCAGTAACAGGAGCTGCTTATGACAACTTTTATAGACAAATAGATGAATTATTTGGTAAGGGAACATCTATTTTTCCTATGATAAAAACACGATCCAATCTTATTGACTTTATAAGTAAGGCAGATAAACAAGCTTCAGGAGTTTTAAAAGATACTCCTTACTATAGGTTTGCTAAAAAATTTTTAGAAAACTCTAAAGGAAAAAAACTTACCATAGACGATTACAAATTTTATAAAGATGAATTAAATGACATTTATAACTCACTTCCTTACGAGGATAACACCACTAGAGCTTTAATAGACGGTATTAAAACTGATTTTATAGAGGACCTAGGTTACGTAACAGCCACTGAAGGAGGAGCATTCACAGTAAATCAAGCAGGTAAAATTACTTCACAAGTTTTACCAAGAATATTAGATCCAAGTAAAGTAGCCTTACTTAGAGAGTCTAAAAAGTTTGCAGATGATGTCTTTAGATTTGGAGTAGATAGAAATGGCGCCATGCCTATGGGAAAAGACTTTTTTGATAAAGGTGTTTTTGCAAAAATGACTCAAACCTACAGACAGGGAACCGATACAAGTGATTTTTCTAAATTAGTTGGATTTGGTGACGAAGGGTACACCGTTAAAAAAGTTATAGATCTTCCTGGGGCACCTGGAACAAAAATAACTCAGACTTATAATGTTAATCAACTATATCAAACTCCTCTCTCAAAAGAAGGAACTCAATATTATGATCAAATATTTAAAAAAGTAATGCAACAATTAAATTCTCCCACTGCTGTAAAACAACTTTTTAAATTAACAGGTAACGATCCTAATGTTTTTGGTAGTTTTATTTATAAGCTGATGGACGATAGTATGAACTTATCTATAAAAGCTTTAAAATCTTCAGGTGAAAATACTTCTAGTTTTTCTGCTACTAAAAACTTTTTAAACTTTGATCCTGTTAAATTCAAAAATGGTATTTTTGGAACAAATGATCAAATGAAAAAAGGTGTTATGGCAGCTTTTGATTTATTACATAAAAGAGCACCAAAAGAATTTATATCAGGACAACAATTAGATAAGCTTTTAAACGTGTTAGTAGCAAGAGGAAATACATTTATTCCTAGTGCGGCAGGTCTTTTAAATAGAAAGCTTTCTATTGGTGCTGTTAATTTGAGCACAGGGTTATTAGGTATTCTTTTTGGAGGGTTTGTAGGATTAAAATCAGGAGTAACTGCACCAGCTTTATTTTTAAGACTAAGAAGCATGGCTAATATTTTAGGAGATCCTAAAAAAGCTAGAGCTTTTTACAAAGCGATGGATCAAAACACTAATTATAAAACAAGATACTCTAATATGGTTCGTTTAATAAAGATGTACACATCTGATGTATTAAAAGAAAAGTTTGAAGAGGGAACTGAAGCTTATGAACAACATAAAAGAGAGGTAGAGGAGCTGACTAAATTTGGTCAAATTGCTCAAGAAACTTTAGATAACATGGCTGATGATTACGATGGAGACATATTTGAAGAACAAATGCTTAACGATGTAGAAACTATTAATTCTGCTCCCAAAGAAGAGATTCCTATAAGTAGAGGACAGACTGATATTCCTTTAATACAACCTCTTAATATACCTCCAATTGATTTTCCTTCTTTAGGAGGACAAGGTAGTGGAGCGACTAATCCACAAACAATGGCTGGCTTAGAATCTGTTGGATTACCTTTGTTTAATGCAGCAGAAGGTGGTATCGTGGATCTCTATGAATCAAAAAAGTTTAAAAAACCACAGGTGGTAGCATAATGGCATATCCTGGTTATCAACCTCCTAATAGAACCAACGTTGGACCTCCCTCTAAAAGCAAAGATCAAATCGCTAGAGAGCTAGACGTGGCTCGTGGCCGTAGAGAATTTTTTTCAGATAGACCTGATGTATCAGATGACAGAGCATTGAGAAGAATGAAACAGTTCGATGAAATGCGATCATTTAAAAATAAATTAATGGATAGTGGAAGAGTATTAAAAGGAGTAAGACCTGATGGTACTGAATATATTGTCAAAAACACAAATACTGGCGAACCTGTTTATTTAGGAACCACCCCTAAGTTTGATACGAATTCCTCTAGCCCTACATTTGGTCGATACACTTCAACCTCTGTCGCAGATAAGGGAAAGCAATTAGCTAACTTGTATGGTCCCACCTTTAAAGAAATTGGAAGTGATATTGGTTATGGTCTTGGAAATATTGCTAAAGGTTTCGCTGAAAAAGGAACTCCTTTAATATCTTTAATAAAATCATTGTATGGTAAAGGAAAAGATTTTGTCACTCAAGGTATTCCAAGCGCTTTAAGAGGTGAAAGTCAGTTTGTTGTCCCAAGACCTGATCCTTTTTCAAGTGGAGCAGATGCAATCGGAGGAGCTTTTGTAGGCCCTACTTTTAATGATCAAAAAATTAATACACAATCTTTAGATAGTGTTTTTCCTCTGCCTCCAAGTAAAATGTCAAATGAACAATTTGATGAGGAATTTCCTTTTTTACCTGAAAGAACTGTTAATTTAGATAATCCTTTATTCAAACAACAAAACTTTCAACCAATTAGAGTGAGTGATATGGATATGACAGGTGTCACTGCTCAAGAAGGTGATCGACCAGTTCTTCCTGAGAATGTCATTCCTATGATGAGAGTAGGTGAGCCAATGAATATTGATCAATATAAAACTCCTGTTTTACCTCCTGAAGTGACAGATCCAAGAATGTATCAAGGTCAAACTTTATACGCTCAAAACTTTGGATTACCTTCTTTAAAACAGAGTTATGATTTTTTAAGAAAACCTCAAGTAGAGACTCCTTTAGGTAATTTAAGATTTGATAATTTTTTATCTGGAAACCCTCAATTAGGTTATGGAAATACTGTTATGATCAACGGTGTTCCTGTCGATCTGAGCGCTACAATAGGTCAAGATCAAATTTCTGGTGGATTAAGTTTTGCATTTAAAAAAGGTGGAAGTGTAGACAAACACTCTGGTTTAGGTTATAAACTTAAATAAATGAAATTAATTCAATTTATTATAAATATATTTAAAAGAAAGGTAGAAAAAGATCCCCATGAAGAACATTGGGGCATAGGTGCATCATGATTGAAATTACAGATGAGTTAAGAGCTAGAGTCACTTCTGCGGAAGGAATTGTTGACCACGTATATTTAGACAGTTTAGGTAAAGCCACGATTGGCATAGGCCACCTCATTCAACCACATGAAAGAGATAGATTTCCTGAAGGAAAAAAAATATCTAGAGAAGAAATAGATGAACTGTTTGATTTAGATTTAAATAGAGCAGCAGCGGGAGCTGATGTTTTAATTGAGGAGTGTATTGGTCACGATTTGCCTACTCATATAGAGCATGTGATCGTTGAAATGGTTTTTCAATTAGGAACTCAAGGTGTTCGAAATTTCTCCAAAATGTGGAAAAATATGAGAGTCAAGAAATGGAAAGATGCGGCTATCGAAATGAAAGATTCTAGGTGGCATAAACAGACCACCAAAAGATGTGAGCATTTAGCTGAAATAGTAGCTAATACTTAAAGAGTTCTTCTAATAAAATTAGGGAACTGACCTTCTTCTTTGTAAAATCTATAAGCTGCGTACCAATCTTTTTTGTACTCTGATTGACAAAATTCTTTTATTGACTCGTCTTTATCTTCTTGCTTAAAGAAGTTTAAGAAATGATTCTTGGCTTTATTAGTTAGGTTAAACATTATTATCTCCTTGGTTTATTTCGAGGAGAATATAATACTTATTCTTCTTTTTTACTTATGCTTTTTACAGTTTTCTGATGTGCCTCTAATGCATCCCATACTTCAACAGCAGACCAGTGAGCTAAAACGCATTTTGAAATATCTTCGTGTAAAACCTTCAGCCAACTAATATCCATTGGTATACTTCTACCTTTGTTATCAGCAATATGATCCACTTCTTCATTAGTTAAAGATAAGTTTAGTTCACCATTATTATAGGTTATTCTCATTTTTTTTCTCCTTTTATAACTTTATAACTTTTTTGTTCAGGAAGAAAAACTTCCACATGACTATCACAATTAGGACAGGTTAAATTTGTCACCATAATATATTCTTCTGCTTCATCCTCTAAATCATGATCTCCACCCCATATTAATTGTGTATTACAATGCCAACAGTTCATTTTGCTTCTCCCCAATTGTTTCCTATTGCTACATCGACCTTGGAAGGAACACTCATTTCAATCGTGTTTTCCATAATATCGATGACTTTTTTCTCCACTTCAGGATCACCATTAAGACTAATGGCTAGTTCATCGTGAATTTGAATCATAGGATTGATACCTTCTTTATCTAAATCAATCATGGCTTTTTTTGTTTGATCAGCCGCTGATCCTTGTATCAACCTATTTAAAGCTTTATACGTCCCTGATCTTTTCAAAGGAGTATATTCACCATACTCTTCTTTAGCTCTATCCAAAGGATACGCTTTGTAAGAACCAAATGCTTTTGGCTCCCATAATTCAAAACGACATCTTCGACCTAAGAAAGTTTTAACAGCTCCTCTTTTATTAGCATGGTCAGATACTGCGTCAGCTAATTGTCTAACAAAAGGAACTCTTTCATTATATTGTTTGATTAAAGATTTACCTTCCTCAGGATCAATGCCTAATTGATCAGATAGCTTTCCCACACCCATACCATAAAATAGCCCTAAATTTATGGTTTTAGCGCTCTTACGAGGTATATTTCCTATTTCAGCCATGATTGTATGAAAATCTGTTTCTTTGTCTTCATTGTAAGCTTTAACGATTTTTTCAGCACCCTCTAGCTTCACGATGTTTGCATAGTGGCTCACGAGTCGTGGCTCTTGTTGAGAGTAGTCAAAAGAACCCCACCTCTCTCCTTCTTCAGGTAAGAACAATCCTCTAACTAAGGAACCGATTTTAATATCCGATTCAGCGTCATCTTTAGCAGGAATTTGTTGAAGGTTAGGGTTAGAATAACTAAAACGACCTGTCAGCGTACCACCGTTTTCTGTTCGTAGCTGATTAATGTTGGCATGAATTCTTCCGTTATGCTGATACTTTTCTATTGTATGAAGGAACGTGGTCCGTGCCTTGTTGAAGTTTCTGGCCTGAACAATTGCCTTCGGAATAGGATGAGGATGAAACTCTAAAAAGCTTTTTGTAAAACTAGGATTACCTTTTTCTGTTTTAGGATAATCAATCTTACACTGATCAAAAATGGTAGCAATGGAACGAGCAGCCCATATATCACATTTGAGCCCTGTCTTTTCAAAGATGAATTTCATTAATTCATTTTCTTTTTTAACAAATGTCTTTTCAGCTTTCTTTAATTGTTCTAAATCCACTCTTACACCTTTTTTTCTCATCTTCATAAGAATAGGTATGAGGTCAGTTTCTAAATCAAAAACTGTTTGCAAGTCTTGTTGAACTATTTCAGGTTTTAATCTATCCCAAAGTTTTAAAGACAGCACTGCGTCTTGTTCAGCATACTCTCCTACATATTGAGAAGGTATTTTAAACATTTCGCTTTTAGGATTAACACCCCATTGTGCTGCTGTTTCATTTAAAAGAAATTCGTTTTTACTTTCAGCTAAATATTCTTTTGATACTGCATTTAAAGAATAACTAAATTTGTTTTCATTAATTAAAGGAGCAGCAATCATTGTGTCAATGATACGACCATTCCATTTGACTCCTTCAGCTTCTAACCAACCAAAGTCATAAGTAGCGTTGTGAGCTATTTTTTCTCCGTCTCCTGAAAGAGCTTCATTAAGCCAATCAAACACGACTCGTGGATCGTGGTTAAAACCTGTTTCATGTCGAATAGGATAGTATCCCTTCCAACCGTCCACAGCGATAGCAACACCAATAATTTCTCCGTCATTAGTAGCCCAACCTGGGCCTTTCTGCATAAGATTAGGATCTTTTGTTTCTAGATCTATTGCTATTTTATCTGCGTCTTTAATATTAGGAAAATCCATAGGTGGAACCCACTCGGATTTCGGTTTAAACATTCCTATTTGTTTACTCATATTCTATATGCCTCCCGCGATTGTGGCGTTATTATAAATAAATTTTCTTTAGCTCTAGAAAAAGCAACATAAAACAGTCTATGCTCACTAATAGGATTAGTACGATATTCTTCGTATGCCATTTTTCCTATATCTAAAGAAACAATAACATTATCTGCTTCACCACCTTTTTGTTGATGTATAGTAGATAAAGTTACTCTTGGTTCTAAGGCTAAGTCTTCGCCTCTTGTTTCTAAATTTTCTAAATACGCTTTTGTTTCTGTATTAATTGTTGTCATTACATCTGCCCAAGGCGTACCAAAGTCAACCGTTAGTCCAAAGTCATCTTTCAAATCTTTAAAAGATAATTTCTTATCAGGAAAAGCTTTTCTTTGTTCTGCAATAAGTTTTTTATTTCCACGAACCACAAACTCTTTTCCTAAACACTTGTATAAATTTTCTATTAATCTTATAGGCACTTGATTGTTTTCATTTCTCATCAAATCTTTCCAAGTAAGAATAGCATTTCTTTCCTTACTTCCAATAGAATATCTATATTTATTGTCTTTTAATTTAACTCTAAAAAAAATATTTTTCTTTCTCATGACTTCTTCCATATCATCACGAATAGTTCTTGTTCTACCCATTATCAACCAAGAGCCCTCGTCCATGTTTAAATGATACATGCCTCTAATAAACTCGACAGATCCGTCTCGATTAGCTGGGGACCACTTAATGTCGTCATATCCTACTATTTGTTCCTCAACACGATTAACAATTTCCCAAACTTTTCTTGGAACTCTTTTTGATTGATCTAACACAATAATATTGTTAGCTTCATCTTTGACTTGTATTGCTTTTGATACATCTGCGTCTGCCCAAGTATAAATAGCCTGATTAGGGTCCATGGCGAGATAACTTTTTTCTGAGTTTTTCCATATTTTTTCTGCCATTTTCCACTGTATCGTAGACATATCTTGAGACTCATCAAAGAAAACAACTTTAAAATGTTTATAAAAACTACCTTTAACAAAGTTTGTTATTAAATCTGTAAAATCTACTTTTGGTCCTTGATCTTTTACAAGATATCCGTCACTACCACTTGTAAACTGTTCATACCCAAAATCTTTATAATCTCTGAGACCTTTATCTATGTATTCTAATTTATGCCAAATAATATCTTTCGCAAACATAGCCCAACAATCACGTAAAGGTATGTCTCTTCTTTTTGCCTTTTCTATAAGATCAACATATTTGTCGTCATAGTTGTTGAAAAATATGTCATCATCATTATTAACGTTAATATTAATCCTAAGTTCATTTGATATGTTCCTCCAATCATTGTTGCTCAATATGTGCTCTCTCGTAAGACCCATTTGTCTTAATGCGAAAGAGTGTAATGTGCTAAAATTTTCTAGCTGACTTAGTGGTATTTTAAATTTTTGAGAAGCTCTTTGTTTAGCCTCATCAACTGCTTTATTAGAAAAAGAAAAGAAAGCTATTTCATCGATACCGACATCATTAGCCAAATACTCTTCTATTTTTTCAAGTATAAAAGTTGTTTTCCCTGTCCCTGGGGGACCAATAACAACTGTAGGAGTTTTCTTATCCAATAAACTCATGTGCGTAACAAACCCTTTCTTTATGTTTTTCTCTTAACTCATGTGAATAACCACCAAAAGTTCTTATTTTAGTTTCACCTTTTTCTAGTCTTTTTAATTCTTTCTCATAATCTTTCTTTCTATTTTGTCTATTATGAGTCGTTGGTCTCCATTTTTCAGGATGAGCTTCTCGATACTCACCAAAACGAGGATGTGCTGTTTTAGAAAAGAAACGATGACCGAGGACCGTGAATTGTTTTGCGACTGCCTCAGACAAACGAACGCCTAGCCCTAAACCTTGAAAATCAGGAAGTATCACTGTCCTGTGTTCCCTCCACGCTTTTTCTTTGATTGTTCCTGAGGGAAAAAAGATAACTGATGAAAATCCGACTGGAGTTCCGTTCCATGTTGCGATCCAACATCGTGTAGCTGTACTGATGTTTCCTGTGAGATAGTGATGCTCAGCGAAGTATGACCAAATTTTGTGGGAACAAGGAACGACTTCCAAAACAATCTTGGGTCGCCTAAGTAACCCCCTTGTCACCACCTTGCTTGAGCTTGTATCAAAAACCCAATCAGGTTGTAACCAATCAATGATGTCATAATGACATGAAGCAAAGACAACATTCTTAATATTTTTATTTCTAATAAACTTTTGCAAAGCATTCGAACAAGACTTAGCCACATTACGATCTACAACACTTGTAAATTCATCGATAACTGCATTATCTTTTATTCTTCTAGCTAAGTCAGATCGAAATCTTTCTCCTGTACTTAAAACGTGATAAGGTCTCATCCAAGAAGGAATAGAATTAAATCCAACGGAGGATAGTCTGTCTTGAGCTTCCTCAGGGTTTTCAAAGTGAGAACAAACTGCTTTATCTTCTTCCCAAATTATATTTTCCTCTTCTCCAAATTGTTTTAATAAGCTTGACTTACCACTTCCTGAGGCCCCTACAATCAATCCAATATTGAAATCTTGTGTAGGTTTTTGAAACTCAGGTAATGTAAATTCTGTTTGACCGTCAAATTGATAATCAAACATTCTACTAATTTCATCTGTGATGTAATCAGTTTGTACTTGTGAAGTTAGTTTTTTCAAAATGGTATCTCCTCTTCTTTAACTTCTTTTTTCATATCAGGAACATCTAGCTCCACATCTTCTATGTTTAATTGCTTTATTTTCCATAGTCTCATTCTTGTGTTTTTAACACTCCTGATAGTGTCGTCAGCATTATATTCTTCTTTTAATCTCATTGTTACCCAAGGTCTTGACTCTTTAAAATCATTTCTCTTTAAATGATCCATTAAGTCCTTGAGAGCAAAATAAGTAAATCCTTCTTCAGTGTAAGATTTACCTAAAAATATATCTGCTATTGTCAGAGCCTCGCCTTGATGTAAACAAAACTCTTCTAACAATTCTTTAAATTCACCCTTCTTTGTAACTTCCTCAGGTGGATGATCAATGGAAATAGATTCAAATAAATCACTATATGTTTGATTCCATTCTGCTGAACTCATGTTCATAATACCTTTATTAAGCTGTTCTAAACAGGCTTGAATAATTTTTTTATGAGTCATCAAGTCCTCTGTGTTAGCTATCTCTATTCTTCTGTCGTCTACATTTAAAAAATATCTAGGTGGATCTGACTTATATACTTTTAAATCAGAATAAACTGGATGATCTCTATCCCCCTCACTGCCAATACCAAATTTTCTTTTTTTACAAAGTCTTTTATTACATAAAGACTCAATGGGAGGTTGAGAACAACGATACATATATTTCGGTGCACCATTGTTATCGCTTTGACTTACTTGTTTTATCACTATCAAAACTTCATCAGACTTTAATGGAGGCTCAATATAGTTTCTGTTGTATTCTTCGACTAATTCCTTGTAATTATCAGGATCAGCTTTACGATAGTAAACGCCTACATTGAACAGAGCGTTATTACGTGATCCGTCAGAAACACCCTGTTCAGTTAGTATTTGTAGGCATGGAGGTCCGTCTTTAATAACCTCGTTCTTGAAATCGGTTTTAATCGATTTGAGAGCACCAACAACGAGACTATCGTAGTGAGAAAGAAATTCTTCTAAACTTAACGCATTACCGTTTTGATCTAGTCCATATCGACTTCTTCCATGGTAAGGCAAATTAATCCAACTGCCTGTATCTCTTTTTTCTTCTCCCTCTCTTTGATACAGTTCAATTTGTTTTGGAAAGACTTCAGCTTTTGGATAGCCCAAAGCTGTTGCCATTTCACTTAATTTAGTTTGTATATCTTTTGCTGTGACATACGTTTTTGTAAATAAATATAAATGTGCTCCACCACTTTTTGATAGACACATGATTAAGGGAAACTTTTTTTGTTTTACTATTTTCAGTAAAGCTTTGTGATCAAGAGGATAAACATCAATATCAATAACACCAAATTTACATTTATCTTCGTCGTTAATAGGAACAATACCCATGGCAGGATATTCTCCTTTTAAGTGTTGTTCAAATTTTTCCAAGGTCGGTGGCTCGTGGACCGTGGTCATTTTAGCCTCTACTTTTAATCCTTCTTGTGGCTCGTTCTTTTTATAAAAGACACCATGAGCCCTCTCAAGACCTGTAAAGACTTCTTTAAACTTTTTTACTAATTCTAACTCCATATTAACCTCTCAAATTAATAGCCTCTCCTTTAATTAGATTGGGGCATGGTCCGAAAGGAGGCTCGAAAAAACCACACCCCAACCGATTAAGAGTGGGAATCGGAGGATAAGACCACTCTTAACTTTACGCGGGCTATTAATCAGAACGGTATGTCGTCACCATTCTGCGAGGCATTCCCCTGTGGGGAAACTTTGTCATCATCCTGTGTCGGAGTGATTTCTATGTCACCACTGTGAATAGATTTTTCAAATTGAATAGCGTCTTCAACTATTGCTTGAACATTTTTAAGCCCAAGTTCATCAATCCATTCATTCTCAGTAACGACCCAACCATGCCAAGAACCCTTTGAGTTCTTTTCTTTGACCGTGGATAGCGTATATGCACGAGCAAAGTCTTTTGGTTGGTAAATTTCATCACCTTCAACACGTCTCTGATTGGACATTAATGAATTCCATGTCCTTGATTTTTTTAACTGTGTTGATTTCATTTTAATAATCGCTTTACTCCAAGCACCACCGTCTTCGAGTACGATTACATAATGTTCAGCAGTATTCTCAATATAGGTATCTGGTTTTCCTACAAAGCGTTCTTTGTTATCGTCTCCACGAACAACTTTTCCTTCCATTTGGAATTTTTGAAATTGTTCTGGTGTATAGATATTTACTGGAGCACCAGACCCTTCTCCACGTTCAGCCCATTCTACAAATCTTCTACGATAGTAAACTGGTAAAACGTTTATGGAGGCGTAGACTTTGTTAGTAACAGTATTAAAAATCTGTCCTAATTTTGCGCCTTGGATATACTTACCGTCATCTTCTTCAAGCTGAGGTGCGCCCTTACTTAAAATATTAAAGTAAGGAATTTGATAATCTTCAGCTTCTCTTTTTGAGAGAGAGGGACCTGCCTTTAATAGACTACTGATAGTCGCTACTTCGCTACCCTTATTCTCTTTCACTACTTGTTTTTTCACTGTCTCTGTCATTTATTTACCTTTCTTGATATTGACTTTATGTCCTACAAATACTCCAAAAGTATCTATAGGAAGGTTTTTTCCACCTTCAATCATTTCACGAATGAAACCTCGAAGAGTAGACGGTTCGACCTTAACATTTCTGTCAGTGTCCAACCCTTGGTTAGCTAGATCAGAAAAAAGTTCTTTTGCTTTTTCATCTTCAGCTCTTCCAAATTTTACTATGACTTGATTTTTAATCAAGTCTTCATATCCGTTATCACGCAACCATTCAAAAGCTTCTTCTTGTTTTTCTTTTGAAATAGAACCTGTGTAAAACGGTTTTATTTCTACGTTACTTCCGTCTTTCATTTTGATAGAAGTAACACCACGCTCTTCAAACAACTGAACTAAATTTTCATTTGCTTTACGAAGAACTTCCTTTTTAACTTTCATTAAAGCCTCAAGGTCTTCTATTTCTTTTTCAGCTTTCAAGTAGTCTTGAGAAGCTTTAGAAATAGGATCGACTTCCGTTACTTGAAAGTCGGACTGTTCACGTCTTAAATTAATAGCCATGTCTTTTCTCCTTTTTATTCTTAGTTATAAATGTCAACACGAATAGGAAAATAATCTTTTTCTATTCTATCGTATTTTAACATATTATATCTACCATTAGATATAGTGACTAATACCGAAGTTGTCAACCCTATCAATGCGGGATCTCCAACTAAAAGTAAATAATCGTTGTCACTAAAGTCTTTTAGAACGGTTTTAAGTTTTCTTATGGTAGGTTGTGGAGACATTACTACCTGTTTGTTTCCGTCAAACAAAAAAACAACTTCTCCAAATCTTTCCGCTTGAGAATAATCCAATCCTCGATAAGTACCGTCAGGATATTTTCTCATTACATTTTGTATAATGTACACTTTACTTTTTGAATTCATTTATTATATTCTCTTATAAGAATAAAATATTATATATGTTGTTAGAAAAATACAAGTTTAAAACAAAGCCTATGGAACATCAATTGATTGGTCTTGCAGGAATGATGAATTCTTTTGATAAAGATGTTCCTGAGTATGCTTTATTTATGGAAATGGGTTGTGGTAAAACAAAGGTTTTAATAGACGGTGTTTCTATTTTATATGACAATGGAAAAATAAGTAATCTTTTAGTTATTTGTCCCAACGGAATTAAATATAATTGGCGAGAAGAATTAGGAAAACATTTAGCTGATCACATTGAATACGATGTTCATGTTTGGGAAGGGGCCAAAACAAAAAAAGAACAAAGTGAAATTAAATTAAAATTATTTGCAACGGATAATAAGTTAAAAGTTTTAGTTATGAACATTGACGCTATCATTACTAAAAACGGAAGTATGATCGCTGAAAAATTTTCTTACACCGATAAAACTTTAATGTGTGTCGATGAGTCTACCATTATCAAAAATGGATCAGCAAAGAGAACAAAAAGATGTATTAAGATAGGTTCTTATTCACGTTATCGAGTTATCTTAACAGGCTCTCCTATCACTAAATCACCCGAAGACTTGTATTCTCAATGTGCTTTTTTAAACGAGGATCTTTTGGGTTTTAGTTCTATTTATACTTTTAAAGCTAGATACTGTGATCAAATGAAAATGAGTTTTGGTGGAAGAAGTTTTAACAAGGTAACTGGGTACAAACGTTTAGATGAACTTACTAATAAGATTAGAAATTTTTCTTATCGAGTCACGAAAGACGAAGCGTTAGATTTACCTGATAAAATATATTTAAAGAGACGTGTACCGATGACCGAGAACCAATTGAAAGCTTATGTCATGATGAAAAAATTAGCATTAGCTGAAATTGACGGTGAACAATTAACTACTGCTACATTAATTGCTCAATTAAAAAGATTACATCAAATAGCTTGTGGTTACATGACAACCGATGAAGGAAAGCTAATTGACTTTTCAGAAAACCGAGTAAAAGAATTGTTAGACACTATCGAAGAAGTAGACGGAAAAGTAATTATTTGGTGCTCTTATAGACACAATATTAGAACAGTTATTGAAGCCTTAGACAAAAAATATGGAAAAGGTTCTGCTGAAGGTTTTTATGGTGAAACACCTTCGACAGAAAGACCTAAAATTTTGGAAAGATTTAAGGACCCTAATCATCACATGAGATTTTTGGTAGGACACCCAAGAACAGGGGGATATGGTCTTACCTTGAATATAGCTCAAACTATGATATTTTATTCTAACGACTATGATCTTGAAATACGAGAACAAGCTGAAGCTAGAAATCATAGGATTGGAACAGAAAAGAAAGTTACTTATGTTGATCTTATCTGTGAAGGAACGGTAGATGAGAATATTATTAAAAGTCTTCGTTCTAAAATTAACATCGCTACTGAAATAATGGGCGAACAATTTAAGGAGTGGTTAATATGATATTAAGTCCTGATCGTGAAAAAATAGATCACAGGAAGTTAAAAGAAGCATGTGAATGCTTTAATGAACTAATTAAAATGCAAGAAAGTTTAGACAAGTATGAAAAATGGGCTATGGCCAATATTGTTCACGAGACTGCTTTACAGTTAGCTGAGTCTATAACAGGTAAATTAAAAGAATGAGAAATAAAAAAGTTTTTCCAATAAATAAGTATCATCAAAAGTTATTAAGTCTTTATCAAAGACAGTTGAAAAAATGGAGAAATGATATCGACAATTGGAATGATAAAAATTTGAAAATGACAGAGAGCAGAATTAAATCTGTAGAATTTTTAATTAATAAAAATCATAAATATTATGTGGGGTTTTAAATGAAATATTATGAAATACCAGGGTGGTTTAATGGACATGAACAATACGATAAAGCAGTAGATTATTGTCCTCAAAACGGAAAAATTTTAGAGATCGGTTGTTTTTATGGAAGATCAACTCACTATATGTGCTCTAATATCGTCAATACTAATCGAAAAGACATATCGGTTTATTGTATAGATACTTTTCAAGGATCGTCAGAACATGCTACGTTAAAAGAATTAGTAGGTAAAGACGGTACATTTTACGACTTTACAGAGAAAAATTTGCAGTCTTTTATTGATGAGGGTTTTTTAAAATTAATTAAAAGTAGGTCAGATAGTCTTGAAACTATAAACAGTTTTGAAGATAAATTTTTCGATACCATTATCGTAGACGGTGCTCATGAGTATGACGCAGTGCTAGATGATATAGAAAATTGGTGGTCAAAGTTGAAAGATGATGGAGTTATGCTCTTTGATGACATGTATATGGAGTCGGTCAATCAAGCCACTCATAAGGGATTGGTGGACAAAGTATCAGAATTTTCAATTGTTTATGGTAAAGAAGCCTATGGAATTGCTTGTAAAAGTGATGATAAAAAACAAATGGAAAAATTAGTAAAAATAACGCCTGAAAACTATTTTAAATAATATAAAATTTAGACGTGAAAAACGTCTTAGAAAAAAAAGTTGAAATTGAGTGGATAGACGCTTACGAAATGGAAAGTGGGTGGCATGACTTGGAAGACGCTAAAAAAATCTCGCCTCCTACGGTTTTTAGCCTTGGCTATGTGGTTAAGAACACGAAAGAATACGTCATCATATCTGCTGATAAAGGTCGTAAAGGAGACTCTGACTGTGGTCGTGTTCAAGTTATTCCGAAACCTTGGGTCAAAAAAATAGATCTACTGTGAAAGAGTTCCTGAACAAAAAACATATATCAGGAACTGTCTCCGAATATTCAGCAGTTAATAAACTTTTACAATTAGGATTTTTAGTTTTTAAAAACGTAGCGCCTCAAGGTATGATTGATTTAATTGCGATCTCTCCAGATAATGAAACTTTTCGCATTGATGTAAAAACAATTTCTAGAAGAACTAAGAAAACAAATTATAGAGAAGAGGGAGACCGAATTTATAGGACCCCCACAAGTGAGCAAAAAAAATATGATGTTGTGTTGATGATCGTGGACCGTGATGAATTTAAAGTTCACCCAATTCGTTCTAAATTGTCAAAGTGGTTAAAACTTTAAAAGATAGTCTTCTAAAACACCTGAGCTAACACAAGTTAATTTCATTTCTACGTCTTCGATTTTTGATAGCTCTCCCAAAATCAGGTTATAATGTTGTTGACAACTTTCTAAAGAATTATGAATAACCTCAGAACCCATTCTAACACAACTTGTTTCAGTGCTAGAGTAGACACAGGCCCAACCAATCAAGAAAAATTTAAGCATGGAACAATGCTATCATAAAAGTCAAATCATTTATTTGATAAAATCAAAAATAAATGTGTGGCTTTTTGTACATCAAGTTTGATATAATGATCTTTCACGCTAAAAAAAAGGAGATTTAATGACCGAAGAACAAGAAAACAAGCTAGTTATAGCCTACTTACAGGACGTAATAGCTCAAATGACTGCATATAAGGAATATAAACCAGAAGACAGTCAAACAGAAGAGAGAACTAGAACTATTTAAGTTCTTCTTCTCTCTAAAATTTCTTTACCTTTTTCAACTACTTTTTTCCAAAAACTAAAATCATAAAGCTTCTCTGAACCGTCAGTAAACTCTACCAATACCTTTTGAACAATATTTTCCTCTTCGTCAGGTACGTCAACGTATTCGACTCTATAGACAGTCTTCTGAAAGAAGTGTGGATTATCTTTTAATATCTCCAACATTCTTAAAAAATATCATAATTTATCCATAAATTATACTAAACTTTTTCTAATTTTTCGTAATATTCTTTGACAATTAAATGTAATTGAGTGGGTTTTGTTCGCATTGTATCTTTACAAATTCTTTCTAATAGCTTTTGTGTATCTTTAGAGATTATTTGAGACACCCATTTTTGATCTTCTTTTTTTATTGTTTTAGTCATATTAATTCTTCCTTTCATAAAATGAATTATTTATTTATATAATATTTAAGCTTAATTTAAAATGATTTAATGAGGGGGTGTTTCCCCCTCATTATGAATTAGATGACATCAAGTAACTTATTGATGTTAGTTAATTCGTTTCGAAGTTTCTCTATTTCATAATCAAACTTCTTGTTTACTATATCAATTTTAGATTGATTTCTCACTTTGATATATTTTTCTAGTAATGATAAAATATCAAGCTTTCTTTTTGAATGACGATTCCTCCAATATTGTTCTTCATCGATCATATTTTATCTCTCCTTCTCTGTTTTGTAGTTCTTTTTCAATAACATATTTTAATTCTACATCTAAATCACAATGTGCTGAATTTTTAATAATATTTTTTATTTTATTGAGTCGAGCCAATAGTTCTTCATTAGAATATTGGCTCAACGGATAATCAACAAAGCCTCTAATATAAATGGACATCGCTAACTTTGTTTTTTGCTATGCGAATGATCTCTTTTATTCTTGCGTTTTTGAGTTCTTTCACATCATTGACGTATTTAGGATCAACACGAGGAATTTTTGTTTTAAACAAATAATTTCCGTGATCGTAAACGTAAACCTCTTGTTTGTTTACTTGTACTAAATGAAAATCAAACGGTCCTTCGATATGACCGTGATTGATTGTATTGTTGAACGCGTACTCGTGTTTCATAGTTATTGCTCCTTTCTTGTTCTTGTGGTACCCACCATGGCACTCTTAACCAACCGTCTCTATGAAGAAGTATATCGATTATATGATCAAACTTATATTTCATTCTTTCTCCTTTTCTAGCGCTAACTTTTGCACCTCGTTTAACCTACGTTCTTTTTCTTCTAAAGGTAAATTATCCCAATCGTCAGGAAAACTTATTCCATTGACTGTTTCAAAAAATCTTTTTTGATGTTTAACTTTAGTTTCTTTGTCGTTTCCAGACATAATACCAAACATAGCTGATACCATGCCCACTGTTTTTAATTGATCGTTCATT